CTACACGACGCTCTTCCGATCTGAACCTGCAGCACTTGCCGTTGCAGCCGTATTTGTTTTTAAGGTAACACCGGATGGAAGTGTCCCAACAGAACAGGTACAAGCTGTCTGCGTGATACCCACATAACCTGTAAATGGAATCGTTACATCAAGTGCAGTTGCTACAAGTCCACCATTTGTACAGGCAATAGTCTGTGCTTCATTTCCTAAAATAACGGAAAGTCCACCAGAACCGGAACTTCCGGCTGCACCTGGGTCACCCTTTGCACCGTCATACATTTTTGTAATCGTGATCGTGTCATAGACATCACTGTCATTAGTTACAAGTTTGATTTGAGCAACATTATTTACGAATACACTGTGGCTCGGTTTTACCACTAGCGTTCCGCTTGTAATATTGCTGTTATCAGATGTTGTCGGATAGTCTGCCCATGAACCGGAACTGTTCTTATACTGCCATTTGCTGATAGATACGCCCTGCACAAGTGCCGATAAGGTCGACTGGCTTGCACCCACCAAAGTAGAACTTGTGTTGTATTTGAAAACATAAGTGTCTGCATTGATGTAGGCGAGTCTCGCATTCTCCGCATTCTTTACCAAAGTGTAAGTAATATCAGAAGAGATGTTTACTGTATTCTTTGTTTCAGAATCGTAGTAACTGATATAGCAGATATAGGTAATCATTCCCGAAGTAGATGCAGCAAGCTTATCCTGGCTTACGGTAAGGATACCATTCTTTGCTGTTTCTCCCGTTGTAAGAGCAGACTCTGCTCCCGTACCATCTTTTCTCTTCCATGTAATTGTAAGTCCCGTAGAAGTCAGTGCCACATTTGTCTGGTCAAGGAAAATGACCGGAGTAAGTGAAAGATTCGTACTTGCCCAGCTTGGTGAGTAAGTATGTGGCAGAACATTCGGATTTTCACTCTGTGTCTTTGGAAGATTTGATGTGATATATGCAGACAGTTTTCGCTGATCCGTAATGTCAACGAAGGTCTGCTGGCTAGATGTCAAAACTGTTGCCATTTATTATTCCTCCTTCATGTTCACTACACAATAAAAGGATGCGTTATCAAGCACATCCTCCGTAGTAATATTTATCTGTTTCATACCGATATGGTTTGCATCCCAATCGGCATCACTTTCTTCATTATCTGATTTTCGATGCCATACAAAGCACTCTGCTGCAATGGAATCAGTAATATCCTTATCCCAGGAATAGACCCTACATTTAAGGACACTCTGCTGTCCTTTATTCTTAAAGATGCTGACACCTTCGCAGACAAGTTCTGTTCGATACATCTTTGAAGAATTGATGTCTTCCACCATTCCTGTTACTTTGTCGATTTTTGTCGATTGTCCCAGGATATTTTCTTCCAAGGCACTGATATTCTGATTTTGCTTTACAGAGATACTTGTCAGTTTCACACCGCTTGCACCGATGGTAATGGTATTACTTGCCGGGTTCAGATAATCCGTTGTCTTTGAAATACAAAGATATCTGCCGTCAATACCGTGTGGTGGAGATTTACAATCCACATACTGCCTTGCACGGATGTCTCCGATATCAGCACCCGTATCTGATTCATCTACAATGGTAAGTTCCATACTGATGATACCTTTGACAAGTTCTGTGATTCTGACCTTGGCTTTATTTAATAGAACTCCCGGCAGATTCACATCGTCCCAAACTTCTGATGTCCATATCCAACCGATTTCTTTTACTGCATCTTCATCGTAAACATAAGGAACACCGTCATTTACAGATGCAATAGAAACTCTTTCATCAGTTTCTACTTCATTTCCTTCTTCGTCTGTGGTTTTGATTTTTGCTCCATATGGTATGAGTGCAGTCACTCTTTCTGTATGGTCTTTTGTAATTTTCACATCAAGCAGATTCTTCCCGAACTCCACAGTCTGTACCGAATAGGTCTTAAAATCCGATAAGTAATCAAGGACTTTTCCGTTGTCTGTATATCGAATACAAAGAAAACCACCGTATGTTTTGATGAGTTTTTCCTTAATTGCCTCTAATGTCACTGAATGCTCTGAATTGGAATAATGGATATAATCGTTGCTATCCATAACTGTTACATTCCCAACTGTGAATCGTTTCTTTTCTTCCACCTTTGCATTATGGTTTTCTACAAAGAGTTCCAAGAGTCCTTTGATTGTACCCTGGTAATCATAAGGTGGCTGCAAGCTGTCTTTCAGATAAGCAAGTGCTGATTCACAAGTCCATGTATGGGTATTATAGAAGTCACTTCCGTCATCCAAGGCTCTCCCTTCAAACACCACCTGATCATCTTTCTTACAGACAATTGTCGATGCCATCGGTTTTACTTTTTCAAGATATGGATGATTGAATGGTGCTGACAAAGTTAGGCTATCGATGTTTTCTGCATCTTCTTTCACTTGTGCCTGGGTAATTGCAAGTTTTGATAATCCTGGATGATAGAACAAGTCCCCATCTACAAATACACGGAAAAGACTCATAAGCATCCCTCCCTATATCTGAAAGTGGTTGTACCAGTACCGGAAATCGTAAGTGTATTCTCACCTCTGCCAAGCTCCATCTCCGGAAAAGTCCATGTTCCTTTGCTTACTGTTTTATTGAAAAAATCAGAACCGACCTTCCATGACAATGTGGTTTCTGCAGTTACTGTCACCGTTGGAACAACAGGCATATAGTCATTTTCAAGTGTGACCTTTCCACCTCCGGTATAAGACATTACTGTTTCTTCCACATAGTATCTGTACGAGTCCCCATCTTCACAGGAAATCTCCACCGTCCCTTTCTTTGTCATAGGGTCATAGGATGGAGTTACTTTAAGAGTTCCTACCATATACAAAGTAGGCTCTTCACTTGTGATGACTTCTGACAGCACACCGTTAAACATATTTGATGCTTCACTAACCATCACGTTATATTTATCTCTGCTGCCATGCATCGTAAAAATCATCTGAAAACTACGAGGCTCAAAGGATACTCTCCCAAGAGCCTCTGTATATCTGATTGGTGTATTTCTTCCTGGAACAACGATGGTATTACTCTGTGCCACAGGAGTTGGAAAACTCACATTCTCTCTAAGCCATCCAAGACCTGCCATCGATGTTCCATTTATTTTTATATCTGGTCTCATAGACTTAACCTCCTGCTTAATTTCTGTGCCTGACCAAGCTGACCATCAATAGCCGGGAGAAGATGTCCCACTAATGTTCCATCCTCAAGATAGATTCCCTTGCTACTGTTTGCAGCAATTACAGCCAAATATTTCTCCATTCCACTCATATCAAGCCTGTTTGTAAGAATACTTTCAAGCTGATTATAAAATCCCTTAAGTGGAAGGATGGCTTCTGCTCCGGCCTCACCACCTGCCATAAGACTTGTTCCATTCATGCCAAACACAGTAGGTCTGGTCATGATACCACCGTCCTTATACCAGTCAATGGAAAGTTTAGGGACACTAGGTGGTGCAATGGAAAGCTTACCGGAAATCTTGAAATGCGGAAGTTTAATCTTCGGCAGGCTGATTTTCATATTATTAAAGAACCCTTTAATCTTATCAACGATGCCTTTGATTTTATCCCTTGCCGCCTCAATCGGTGTAAGGATTGCATTCTTGATGCCGTTCCATACTGTTGATGCGGTACTTTTGATTCCGTTAAACACAGAAGAAACTGTAGTTTTTATTCCATTAAACACAGTTGAAACCTTCGTCTTCACGCCATCAACAACTGTAGAAATCGCTGTTTTAATTCCGTTCCACACTGTAGTTGCAACCGTCTTGATTGCATTAAAAACGGTAGTCACTACTGTCTTTATTGCATTGATCACCGTAGATACTTTCGTACTGATAGCATTCCAAATAGTAGAAATAACAGTCTGAATTGCTGTCATCACTGTGGTAATCACATTCTTGACCGCATTAATCGCAGTTGTAATAAAGGATTTGATTGCATCCCATACCGTCATCACGATGCCCTTGCAATTCTCCCATATGAACTGGAATGGCAATGTGATAATCTGGATTGCAGCCTGGATGATAGAACCGATTAACATGAATGCTGTTTGAATCGCATTACAGATACCATTCCATACGGTCTGAATGTGCGTCCACAGCCCCATGAACCAGGTCTTTAATCCCTCAATTGCTGTTCCAATTCCATTACAGATGGTAGTCCATAGATTACTGAACCACTCTGTTATTGCACCCCAGTTCTTAACGATTGCAATGACAATAGCAATGGCGGCGGCTACTGCAGCTATGACAGCAATGATTGGCCATAGTGTAACCTCCAAGGCTCCTATCGAGACGGCTAGTGCCGCAATCACCGGAACAAGTGCTATGAAGATAGCCATCAAGGCACCAAGGATAATGGTAAAGTTCTGGATAGGTTCCGGAAGTTTACCGAACCACTCACCAATCTTTGAAAGCACAGCCGTAAGCGGTGGAATCAAAGTATTAGCCAGTTCCGCTATCTTTTCTCCAAGTGGAATCAGTGACTGCTTAAGCTTTCTTGTATTGGCTTCAAGCTGCTGCATCGGAGTTGTCGTTGCATCAAACATCCCCTGGGCAGAACCTGTCACACTGTCATAGGTAGAACCAACCGATGTAAGAGAAGTAATAAACTTTAAGTTTCCGTCTTCCGCCATCGTACCAAAGGCTAGTGCCGCAAGGTTAAGTGCCTCTTGCTGATTCTCACAGTTTGCAATATCCGCAACAATAGAATCAATGACTTCCTTCTGCGTTGCCCCACCATTCTGCCAGGACTTAAAAAGCTCCTGTGTCTTACTAGAAAAAGAGCCAATGGATTCTCCAATTGTTCCATCGGCTAGTCTTGTTGTTACTTCATTAATTGCATCATTTACCTTATCAAGGTTATACGCACCATTCTTAAGTCCGTTATCTAAAAGCTGAAAATATTCTGATGCTGAATACCCCGCCTGTGAGAACTTACCTGCATATTCTGCTAAGTTATCACCAAGTTCGTTAGTCTTATCAAGACCGTTCTGTGTACCCGTAACAATATAGTCCATTGCCTCTTGAGCGGTAAGTCCATACTGTTGCATCAAGGAATTTACACCACGGAGGGTTTCATTCATATCAATGCCATACACTTCATCAAGAGTGATTGCCTGCTGTGTGATATTGGTAAGGTCTGTCTCACTTAAATCACCAAGGTTCTTTTTGACCATGATGACAGCATTAGCGACACTATCCATACTCTCACCGACACCAGATCCATAAACATTCTTGATTACCGATGCAGACTTTTCTGCCTCTTCTCCTGTTTCTCCAAAGTATGCATTGACCTTTGTGACAGCATTTTCAGCTTCAGAGTATGCGGTATATGCACTGTCACCAATCTGCTCTATCTTTTCCCCAACAGCTGAAAAAGCCTCTGCCGCCTCAACAAGTGCAGCACCCTTTGTTACTTCTGCAATTTCAGAAATATCATCTGCTGTATCTTCTGCAGCATCTCCGGCTTTCTTCAGTTCTGTTATAAGATTCTTGATTGCCTGTCCGTCATCAACAGTATCAACTGCATCTGTCAACTGATTGATATCAGCCTTACCTCCGGTTGCTGCCTTCCCAATCTTTGCAAATGCTGTTCTTAGCTGTTCGGAGTTTGCACTTCCGCTTCTAATGGCAGAAGTCAGTTTACTTCCAAGGATATCGGCATAGTCATCAACTTCTGTTCCTGTTGCATCAAAGAGCTTCTGAAGTCTGGATAGATTTGTTGCAAGACTTGTCTGTTCCGATGCAAGTCCAGACAGTTCACTCTTATACTGCGTCAGCTTCTTTCTAGTTTCTTCGACCTCCCTTTGGAAAGCCATGTACTTATCTTGTCCGATATCCCCGTTCTTAAATGCGGCTTCTACCTGTTCCTGTGCATCTTCAAGTGCCTCCAGTTTCTTACTTGTATCCGCAACAGCCTGTGATAAAAGCTGTTGTTTTTGTGCTACTAAAGTAGTGTTGGAAGGGTCAAGTTTCAGAAGACGGTTCACATCATTTAAGGCTGATTGTGTTTTTGATAATGAAGAATTGACCGTTTTGAGGGCCTTATCAAGACCCGTGGTATCTCCACCGATCTCAACGGTAATTCCCTTTATTCTGCTTGCCACTTTCTCACCTCCCTGCATAGCAAAGGCACACCACTATGGATGTGCCACATTAAAACTTATCAAAATCTTCCTGAGTTGCTACTCTGTTATATTTCACGCCATCGTTTGCTTTTTCCGTCCACATATCAATGACAAGACCTACAGTTAATAGATCCATGTCACCTATCGATATGCCGATTTCTACACTACGCAGAAGGAACAGTGGCGTTGTCATCTCCCGCTCACTTCTGCCAAGCCTTTTTTTGCTGCAATGTCCGTCTGCATATTGTCTCCCCACAGTTCCAAAATCTGTGGCAGTACTTCGTAGATGGAGAACATTTCAAACTGGTCTAACCATTCTTCAATCGTTGAAGGGATAGTGTTATCTGCATGGTAGGCCATGATGTATGCCACATTTTCGAAGATTTCCAGGTCTTCAATCTGAAACTCTCTGCCTTCTGATTTCTTTCCTGTGTAAGAAGACTCCAATTTTGATAAATCCTTAAAAATATCTCTCTTGAATTTTGCTCTGTATAAACGAGGAACTGTGGCAGACGAACGGAAAGGTATCATCTTGCCACAGATTTCAATTTCTCTTTTAATCATCTGCTATTCCTCCTTATTCAGCTTTTGCAGCCGGTACGTAAACTGTCTTATACCAGTTGTCATACGCAGTCTTATCTGTCGTATCTCCTGTTCTTGCTTTTACAAGACCATCTGCTCTAGGGTCTGCAGTAATGGAAAGTGTCTCTGTTCCAGGTTCAATCGTATCTTCTTTTGTTTCAGATTCGATAGATGGACGAGATGCACTACAGTTATATAAGACGTGACGGATTGCATTCACATCGCCATCGAATTCAAATAACAGTGCAAATTTTACACTTTCAGTTACATTGCTAGACTCTACAAGAACACCTTTAGCATCCAGTTCTTCCTGCAAGATTTCTGTTCTGAACCATTCCGGAATCAGAGCAATCTGTAAATCACCACTGTATCCGTTATTAGTAGAAGAACGGAAATATACGATACCGTCAGCATAGAACGGACTGGATTCTCCCTCTGCGTCTAAGCTGATACTTACTGCACCAGGAATTGCTTTAGGGTTAGCATAAGCAAAAGAAGATACTCCTTCTGTGACTGTTTCAGTCATCTTTGCTGCGTATACATTTTTAAGATTATATTTCACTTTATTTCCCATAAGTCTTAAACCTCCGTTTCAAAAATATATAGGACTTCATATAGCTTTTCGCTTTCAATCCAAGTTTCCGATTTGTTATAAAAAATGCCATGCTCATCCAGCACAGCTTCAAGTTTCTGTTCCACCGTCAAATCTTTAAAATCGGTGTACAGTTCAATATGAACTTCGTTTGCCTTAAAATACACTTTCCCATCTGCAGCAAAGTTGTTACTTCCGGGAAGAAGATAACAGATAAAAGGAGGCTGTGGGGATTCCCCTTCAGCAAAGTGATCATAGGCAAATGGAATCTCTGTTTCCTTTAGGATATTGATTAATTCATCCATCCACATCACCCCTTCAATGCTTTTTCTATGTCAGTTTCAAACTGCTCGATGCCCTTTGCTTCAGCTGATGCAATATGGACCTTACCGTTGACTCTGCCTCCTCCTCGCTTGGCATGACCAAACTCCAAAAGATGTGCAAGCTGATAATGACTCTTTGAATGCACCGCTACTTCAAGGGAACTGGCTGTTTCTCTGACATTTTTAACTGCCCAGCTTTTACTGTAATCTCCAGTATCCTTTGGTGCTGACATTTCGATTTCCTTCTTTACAGTTTTCCCTGCTTCTTTTACTGCAGTCTTTACCTTTTCAGAAGAAACATCTGCATACTCTTTCAAGGTATCTTTTATAGCATCAGCAAGTCCGTTTACTTTTACTCTTCTTGCCATAACTACCTTCTCACTTTCTTGCATCTAAATTTCAGAGACTTCTTTTTATAGTTCATATGATCAACGGATAAAATGTTGTAGGTTTCTCCGTTAAACATAATGCGGTACTCTGTGTTATTGATAAAGGATGCCGCTTTACAGTAACGAATGGAAAAGCTGATATCTGAATCATCCACAGTAATGCCTGCAACCGTTGTCTCTCTTCCACCTTCTCCACCTACCGTAGCAAAACAGGAATAATACTCTCTCCAGGCATTCCTTCTGTTTCCAATTTCATCTACAGTAACCTCGTTCTTTTCCACCGTTATCTTTACATTCAAAAGTGCAATATCCATCAGAACATCTCCTTTCGAATACCAAAGAGCAGTGAACGAAGGGAAAGTGTCAGCTGTTTATGGTCTGCTTCTTCACGATTCTCATACAGATATGCCACAGCATACATGATAGCAATTCGTGAATTCTTTTCCTGGGCAAATACTGAAATATCATCACACCTTGCCACATCCAGACAGATAGTTTCTGCTGCCGATATAAGGGCTTTCAGAAGTTCATCGTCATCGTCAAAATCGACTCTCAAATAATTCTTCATTTCTTCAAGTGTCACGATTTCCATACCATCACCTCACAAAGTAAGGGTGCTGCCGTTATGACAACACCCTTATATCAGTCATCTTAAGATGCACTTCCTGCCTTCTGTGCAAGAACTTTTACTGCTTCAGATAAGATAAGCTTACCATCCACTCTCTGCGAGCCAAGGAAACCTACCTGTCCTGTAGCAGCATAAAGTTCATTGAGTCTTCTAAAGCAACGACCCTGTCTGTCAGCAATCCAGTAATATTTGAAATCACCGAATGCGATAGTCTTTGCACCTGCAGCCGCAGTAGGCATATATGCAGATGTGTAAACAGGTCTGCCAAGTAACTTGTCCGGAGTTCCTTCAGTTAAGGAAGGCTGCCATAAGTACTGACCTGTGCTGTCCTTTAACTTACGAACTGCTTTTACAGTCGCATCGTTTAAGATCCAAACAGCATTCTTTCTGTAAGGAGTCTTTAAGCTGTAGTAAAGGTCGATGATTTCGTCTGCAGTAATCGCTGTTGCAGATGCAGCTGTTACACCAACTTCAGCACCACCCTTTGCAGCAAGGAAACCTAAAGGCTTACCATTACCATCACCTGTGAAGAATGATTCTTCCTCACGAGAACCGATACGTCTTGCAAACTCTTTAGAGATGTATGCTTCAAGAGGGAACACACTGTCATTGATAAGTTCTTCAGATACCTTGATAGTTGTACCAAGTTTGAAGGAACCGATAGTAACCTGTCCGAAAGAATCATCAGAATCCACATATGGACCCTCTTCATCAATCCAGTTTGCAGAGCCCTTGGATGCTACCACAGGAATTTTTCTTTCACCGGAAGAAGTCTGAATTACATGTGCCAGTTTACGGAACATATTCTCTTCTTCAAGTGCTTCTACAAGAGTGTGTTCGAATTCATCCGGTACTAAATAGCCACCTTCAGTATCAACACCTTCCTGGAGTGCATTCATGATAGCAGGGTTCGGAACTTTAGAACGCATTACATTCCAGAAGTTCTTCTTGTAATCATCTGCCGCTCTGCCTTTTTTCTCTTCTTTTTCTTTACCACCATTCATAGGCTTTGCTGTGATAGGTGTATTCACAGGCTTGTTAAGTTCATCTTCCATAGCAGCCTCTCTCTGCATACGAGAGATTTCTCTGCTCATGTTCTCGATTTCCTTTTCCATGCCCTGGTAAGTTGCGTAATCTTCATCAGAAAGTACGCCCTGTTCGTTTTTGTGGGACTCTGCGAAATTTTTAGCAGCTGTCCACGCTTTACTTCTCTTATTCATCATTTCTAAAATAGTCATGTTTCTATACCTCCATTAATTACATGAATTTTTTCATTGTGTTGAGACGCTTCATGATTTCATCTACGGAGTGTCCCTTCTTTTCAGGCTCTTTTATTTGTGCCTGTTCAGTTACTGTTGGCTTTGTTTTCTGAACCTTTGCTGCGACCTTATTGAACAAGGCATTGTTCACAGCTTTTCTTGAAAACATCACTGCTGTTTCAGATGTATCCTCACTCTTGCCATCACGTATCACATCATCCGCAAACCCAAGTTCAATGGCCTTGTTGGCATTCATCCAGGTTTCAGAATCCATGAGATGTGCAAGTTTTGTACGGGATAATCCGGTTCTGATTACATAGGCATTGATGATGGACTCTTTGACTTCATCAAGCATCTCAATTACCTTTGAAAACTCTGTATGATCTCCAAAGGCACCCGTTGCAGGATTGTGAATCATCATCATGGACACCGGAGACATCAGTACTTTGTTTCCTGCCATTGCAATGACAGATGCTGCACTTGCAGCGATTCCATCAATCTTGATGGTTACATTGCCTTTGTATTCAATGAGCATGTTATAAATCTGTGCTGCCGCTATGCAGTCACCTCCAGGAGAGTTAATCCATACCGTGATGTCACCCTGTCCGCTTTCAAGTTCATCCTTGAAAAGCTGTGGAGTCACATCATCATCGAACCAACTTTCCTCTGCGATTGTCCCGTTCAGAAACAGAGTTCTCTCGTTCATTTCCGTCTGATTCTTCCAATTCCAGAACTTCTTCGTTTTCATCTGCGTTTACCTCCTTTCCCTCATCTGCTTTTGCAAAGATTCCCGCATCCTGTAATTTGGTCATGTTTCCGTTAATCAGATATAAGTCACCGCCAAGTTCAGCAGGGATACGGTCAAGGTCTTCAAGTTCTCTGATGTCGTTGGCACTCATCCAACCGTTCTGTCTTCCGATTGCGTAGCCATTCATTCGGCTTTGGTAATCTCCACGAAGCAGACCGTCCACGTTGAACTTGATGAAAAACTTGCTTTTGTCAGCAGTAGGAATCAGAGAACGAATCATGGATTGTTCCCATCTGGAAACCCACGGGTCTAGCGTGTACTTCACGAATTCCAAGGACTGCTGCTCAATATTAGAAAAGCTCGACTTCTCAAGGTCACCCACCATATGAGGAGGGACTCTGAAAATTCGAGCAATCTCATTGATTTGAAATTTTCTTGTTTCCAAGAACTGTGCCTGTTCCGGTGATATGGAAATCGGTGTATACTTCATCCCTTCTTCCAGAACAGCTACTTTATGTGCATTGGAACTACCACCAAAAGTAGAAGTCCAGCTGTCACGGAGCCTTGCCGGGTCTTTAATCGTTCCCGGATGTTCAAGCACACCACTTGGTGCAGCACCATTTGCAAAGAACTTGGCTCCATATTCTTCACAGGCAATTGCCATACCAATGGCATTCTTGGCCATTGCGATAGGCGAATATCCTACAAGACCGTCAAAACCTAACCCTGGAATATGAAGTACATCCGTACTGTCCAGTTTGACCAGGCTCCCTTTCATAGTTGGAGCATCTTCCTTTGAAGTATTGTAGGTATAATAAAGTCTTCCGTTTTCATCTCTGTCCACGGTCATTCGGTTTGGCATCAGTGGATATAAAGCAACCACTTCTCCCTTACCGTTTCTTATAATCTGTGCATAGGCATTCCCCCAAAGTAACAGATGCGTCATCAGAGTCTCTCTGAAAACGAAGGACGTCATCTCTGGGTTTGGTTCGTCATGCAATAAAAAATACAACGGGTGATCAATGGCCTTTTCTTTGCCACCATCATCGTTGTATCTGTAAATATGAAGAGGCAGACTTGCTACCGCTTCAGATAATATTCTTACGCATGAGTACACTGCTGTCATCTGCATGGCTGAACGCTCATTAACAGGCTTACCGGATGTCGAACCACCCATAAGAAATCTGTATGCACTTCCGCTTGTTGCATTACTAGGCTTATCTCTAGCCTTAAATATTCCTGATAAAATACCCATAGGTATCACACTCCTCCCTAGATAATAAATAAGCCTCTGTCATCATATACAGAAGCACTTGCATCAGTACCACAACGAATAGCCCTATCAAGACCCATAATCGTTGCAATAGCACCGTCAATCTTTTCAGTTGATTTTTCTTTGTCAGCTTTAATGTTTCCTGCAGGATCTGTTCGAATAAAGATGTTGTCCATCATCCAACGAAGAACCGGATGACCGCCATGTGCAAGTTTCTGCTCCAGGGTAAGTTTCATAAGTTCTTTTGTCGGAGGAGACATATCCTTGAACCCTTGTCCGAAAGGCACTACTGTAAATCCCATACCTTCCAAGTTCTGAACCATCTGTACAGCACCCCAACGGTCAAATGCAATTTCACGGATATTGAATCTCTCACCAAGCTTTTCGATGAACTTTTCAATATATCCGTAATGTACAACGTTTCCTTCTGTGGTCTGCAAATAACCTTGTCTTTCCCACACGCCATATGGAACATGATCCCTTCTAACTCGCAGCTCCAAGGTTTCTTCCGGTATCCAAAAGTAAGGAAGTACTACGAACTTATCCTCTTCATCAAGAGGTGGGAACACAAGCACAAAGGCTGTGATATCCGTTGTACTTGAAAGGTCAAGACCTCCATAGCAGACTCGTCCTTCCAGATCATCTTCCGATACCCTAAAGGAACAAGCATCCCATTTCTCCATCGGCATCCATCTGACCGCCTGCTTTACCCATTGGTTAAGCCTTAACTGTCTGAAGCTGTTCTCTTCTCCTGGATTCTGCTTTGCTGATTCACACGCTGTCTTTACCTTTTCCATTGCAACTGTAATTCCAAGGGATGGATTTGCTTTTTTCCATACCTTCGGGTCTGTCCAATCATCGCTTTCATCAGCACCATAGATAACAGGATAAAAAGTAGGGTCGACTTTTCTACCCTCAATGATATCCTTTGCCTTCTGATGTGTTTCGTAGCAGATGGAATTGGTATCCGTTCCCGCTGTTGTAATAAGGAAATACAATGGCTGTGTTCTGGCATCACCGGAACCCTTTGTCATTACATCAAACAGTTTTCTGTTTGGCTGCGTATGGAGTTCGTCAAACACTACTCCATGTATATTGAACCCGTGCTTACTGTAAGCTTCTGCCGATAACACCTGGTAGAAACTATTCGTAGGCAGATACACGATTCTCTTCTGCGATGCTAATATCTTTACTCTCTTATTCAGTGCAGGACACATACGCACCATGTCAGCAGCAACCTCAAATACGATTGATGCCTGTTGGCGGTCAGCTGCACATCCATAAACTTCTGCACGTTCTTCTCCATCTCCACAAGTAAGAAGTAACGCAACAGCAGCCGCAAGCTCTGATTTACCCTGTTTCTTTGGAATCTCGATATATGCAGTATTGAACTGACGATATCCATTCGGTTTTATTGTTCCGAAGATATCCCTTATAATCTGTTCCTGCCAATCAATCAGTTCAAATGGCTTTCCTGCCCATGTACCTTTGGTGTGGCACAGGCATTCAATAAAGGAAACTGCATAGTCAGCCATTTCTTTATCGTAGACAGAATCCTTGGCTTTGAACTTTGTCGGCTTATATTTCTTCAGTTTTCTCAAGTGTCCACCTCCCAAATGGCATAAAAATAAGACCATCTCTGGTCTTTTCTGTAACGAGGAACAGCCCCTATGGAGCCGTTCTACTTAATATTTCATTGTTATTCTGATTAGTTATTACTGTATAAAAGGATGCAAAGTGCCATTTCTGCTTCTTCACAAGTCGGTTCTATGTCCCAACCTCTGTCATAATTTGCAATCCACTCACCATCCATCTTAAGACTAAGTTTTGATATCTTGCCGCCGTTGATTCCAAACTGGCTACCTTCTTCGTAAACCTTAATCCAGTAATGTATGATTTTTCTGCTACCGTCTTTCTTCGGTATACCGATTGTTCCTTCTTTCCACACAGCTTAATCCTCCCCGTACATTATGAAATGTACATATTCACTTCGATGCTCTTCTATGAAAATAACTAGTTCATAAAAATTCATCTCATGGGCAAGTCTCTGCACATAGTGGATATCAAACATATTGGTAAGTCCTGTGTTTCTAATGGCAAGAATCTGTTCTTTAATCTTCGTATTCATCACTGCATTCCTCCATCCCTGAAAGAAGTTCCACATAAATCTTTGTGTATCTTTCACACTCACCACCTTCTGAACCTGCAATGGCTCTCAAGTAAAAGTCTGCTGCATCTTTTCTGCTATCCCAAACCTCTGTCTGTCCGTAGCAGGTAACCTTTACGGAATCAAGTTTTCTACATTTATCCTCACCGTAGACTACATTCAGTCCACTTCCGTTATCCCATAAAACCAGGATGCTGCCTGTGTCATCGACACCTCTTACCGTTCCCTTCGTTCCAATAGGTGGAGCCTGCATATCATCCATATGCAAAAGCTCCACTCTAGACCCTTTAGGGAACTGTCTTTTTATCTCATCTACTATCTTCTTACTTGGAAACATCATCGTTCTTACCTCCGCTTTTAAATGCTGCAGAACCTGTGAAGTTCTGAAGTAAAATCTTTCTCTCCTGCTTGTACTCGTTTCCGATAAAACCGAGTCTTAAAAGGAAACAACGGAAGGCGTACTTCTCATTTTCCACATCCTTTTCCTTCGCATTGACTCTCTTCTGATTTTTTGCCATTTCGCAAAGTGCGTAAATGAAATGGGTATAGGCTTTTACCGCGTTATCTTCTGTCGGCTTAATCCCAAACCAAGGAAAGCTGACCTTTTCATCTGTTTCTTCGATTGGAAGTTCGGTTAGTCCTAATGCCTTTTTTATAAGAGTCTGCTTGGATGCCACTATGCTCTTTAGGTTTCCAAGAGTTCCTTCAGTAAAGTAAGCCTTTGGCAACGCAACTGTAAGCCCCATATCTTCGCCCTGTGGCTCTTCTGCCGGGTTCTCGCTTGGGTTTTCATCCCATTCTGTTGGGTGAGTTCCGGTTGCCATCACACAGGCATCAATTACCTTACTGCTTTCTTCGATGCCTTCGGTAACATCAAATTCTAATGTTCCGTCTTTGAGTACCTTGTAAGTACCGATCTGGTATGCTGCACTTGGCATTCCCAAGTATTTGGATTTGATATCCAGTTCCTTCTCGATTGCTTTTACCATGTCTTTTCTTTTTTCTCCTGTTACATTGAAATGTAATATCATGTGTGTACCTCCTTTATTTTGCGGTACTACATATATCACTCTAAAGCACATAAATAGCAAGTTATATATCAGTAAAATACTGTACTATTCTTTGGTGCTATTCTGGGCATAGTACACAATCCCCAAAAGAACGAATACCACGTTCGGAAGTGCCACACCATTTCCCCAAAGTTTATATTCAGCAGAATCAGAGTGTGGTGCTTTAAGCCACTTTATGATCTGCTTTTCACTTTTTGGTTTTGTAGATTTTCCAATGATTTCTCTATGAGTTTCAAAGACCTCACTCCAGAACTTGATGTCGTTTTCTGTCGGATTTTCCGTTTCAAGTTCAGCACACCACCAATCTGGGAAACCTTGCAGCCTAGCACATTCTGTAGGAGTAAGCCTTCTTACGATATAGGAAGGTGCATTGTCATTTACAATCGGAGGATCTTTATAATCTGTAGCAACAAGTGTATTTGCCAGTTCTTCGTTAGCCTCTGTAAAAAAAGATGCCTTGGAAGAAGAAAACACAGGTATCGCAACAGCACTCGGTCCCTGGGTATTTAATGTAGAGTTGACACCCTTATCATTGATTCCCGGAGTTCTAGCAAACTTCTGTCCACAATTGAAAGCCTCACGGTCAATTGCATAAACAACAGCGTGTTTATCTGTAGCATTTAGTGTGAATGAAACATCTTCGTTGATTCCATCACCTTGAGGTCCATTCTCATCTTTTCTCCCAATCATAGAGCCTTGTAACGAAACAACAGCCATGCCACCTTGGTTACAAGTAGGATTCCCACCATTACCATCCAGGCATCTTGCCGTGTCAGCTTCATAGAAACCACTATGTGGATTGGAAGATTTCATGGCATTACTGTCTTTTGCACAGATACCATATACAACAGCAACACCACCTTGATTGGAATCCGGAGCATTACCACCTGTGTCTATGGTTCTTGAAGTCTCTGTTTCATAACAGTTCTGTCTGGCATTTCTTGTTCCTTCAGATGTAAATCTCACATCAAAGCACTTGGCATCTTCTACTACAAAAGGCTGATTGTTACCACCCGTTCCGTAGGTAGAACTTACCGTTGGTGCTGTTTCAAGTGGACCTGTGTATCTGGTGTCCTGTGAATGATTTTCAAAGACTAGCTTGCTGCCTGTTTCATCAGTGCCTCTTTCAAGACACTCGGCAGTTCCTTTCCACGGGAAGATGCCCTTCTTAAAATCCCCAGACAAGCCTTCTGACTCAAATAGTATTTTTCCGGCACATCCGCCTGCAAAATCTGCGACAAGGTAGATACGCTTTCTTCTTTGGGGAACTCCCCAATACTGAGCATCAAGGACTCTCCATGCGATGGAGAAATCATCTGCCACGATGTTTCCTGCATTCTTCCATTTCCCTTTTGGAGGTTCAGGAACAGCAACATCTGCTGATTTGACTTCGCAGAGGCTTTTGAGGACTTCTCTGAAGTCTTCGCCTTTGTTTGAACTGAACGCACCGGGGACGTTTTCCCAGACCACAAATCTTGGATACTCGCCATTTGTCTTACACCTCATTTCCTTTATGATTCTGACTGCCTCATAAAATAAGGATGACCTTCCACCCGCAAGACCTTCTCTCTTTCCCGCAATGGACATATCCTGACATGGACTTCCGAATGTAATGATATCAACTGGAGGTATCTCACCGCCATTTATCTTGCTGACATCACCCAGGTGCTTTACCTGTGGCAGTCTCTTGGTAGTTACACGAATAGGAAAAGGCTCAACCTCCGATGCCCACAAAGGGGTAATCCCGGAAATCAAGCCTCCCAAAGGGAATCCGCCACTACCGTCAAACAAACTCCCAAGTGTTAAATTATTCTTCATCGGCAGCAACCTCCAGTTCATCAAATGGAATGGTCACGCCATCTCTGATTACAGATACTTTTTCTGTATCTCCAACCTGTTCAATATATCTTTTTACGATGACATCACAGAACTTTTCGTCCAGTTCAATGGTTCTACAGATTCTTCCTGTCTGCTCACAGGCAATGAGTGTAGAACCACTTCCACCAAACGGGTCCAAAACAATACAGTTCGTCATACTAGAATTCTTAATCGGATAAGCAATCAGAGGAATCGGTTTCATTGTCGGATGATCCCCATTCTTCTTCGGCTTATCAAACTCCCATATGGTAGTTTCTTTTCTGCCGGAGTACCACTGATGCTTACCATTCTTCTTCCAACCGAAAAGGCAAGGTTCGTGTTGCCACTGATAAGGACTTCTGCCAAGCACAAGACTCTGTTTCTTCCAAATACAAGTACCGGAAAGATAAAAGCCTGCATCTGCAAATGCCTTTCTGAAGTTAAGCCCTTCCGTATCAGCATGGAACACATAGATACTTGCATCATCGGCCATAGCCTTATTCATACAAGTGTAGGCATCAAACAGGAACTGATAGAACTTATCGTTCGCCATGTTGTCGTTTTTGATTTTCCCGGCACTTCCTTCGTAGTTCACATTGTAAGGCGGGTCTGTTACAACAAGGTTTGCCTTTTTATCTTCCATCAGAATCTGATAGGTTTCTTCCTTGGTGCTGTCCCCACAGATAAGTCTGTGGTTTCCAAGTATCCACACATCACCCGCTCTTGTCACAGGTGCCTTTTCAAGTTCTGCATCAACATCAAAATCGTCATCTTCCACATCATCATCCGATGCAAAGAGGTCTGCGATTTCCTTTTCATCAAAACCTGTAAGACCAATATCAAATGCTTCAGCCTGCAAGGATTCGATTTCTACTCTTAAGAGTTCTTCATCCCATCCTGCATCCATAGCCATTCGGTTATCTGCCAGGATGTATGCTTTCTTCTGTGCTTCGGTCAGATAATCTACAAACACACAAGGTACTTCTTCAATGCCCTCTGCCTTTGCAGCCATGATTCTTCCGTGGCCGGCAATCACGTTGTAATCTCTATCAATAATGACAGGATTGATAAAACCGAACTCACGAAGGGAAGAACGCAGCTTGTTAATCTGCTCCCCGGAATGAGTTCTTGCATTATTTACATATGGAATCAGTTTAGAGGTTTCCACCAGTTTCATTTCTGTAGTTGTTTTCCCCATGCTGCACCTCCATTAAAAAAGACCCCATTCAGCGAACTTCTCAAATCCACCAACGGAGTCTATGTATTCTCTTGCCTGTCTTACAATTTCATCATAAGGAATGCCATCTATCGTATCGTCTCCAATAGCACAGCAAAGGCTGACAGGCTTTTTCATTTTCTGTGCTTTTAAGAATGCATAGATATTTACAGATACATCTGCCTTGGATAAGTCCTTACCGTGAAGACCACCACCTGTTACGGAGTCTGCCATATCAGATCCAAGTTTTCTGTTAGTAGCACCCGTATCTACATTTGTGCCACCAGTCCAATCACCCAGAGGATTAACTTCTGCATAGTAATATCTGTTCTTCAGTTCCTCTGCCTTCGCATTGCTCTGACAAATGATAAGTCTTGCCTCATCAAGAATGTACTTTCCATCATATGGATATCTGCTGTAGATTTCTCTTGCAATCTTACCCAACTGTTTCTGTTCATCTGTTAAAGGCATTCCCTTAAAGATACCGTTGTCCCCACATCTATAACCTCTAGCCTGGTTATCAGACAAATGCTTATCCTGGGGAACAATGACAATATCACACTTTACTTTTCCTGCAATACGTTTGATTGCACTTTTTACCTTATTCGGATTTAAGTCTGCTGTGGTTTCGATGATGGTATGACACTTACCATGTCCAACTAACACCTCCACGGCAATCTTTGGATTTTCTTCTGTTTTGTATGCAAGGTCTACGATTGCCCCTGCGATTCTATCTGCCACCTTGTCCGGATGGCTCGGATTTACTTTTTCAATCATATTTACTGTCCTTTCCTTGCACGGAGCAATCGCTCCATAACATCATCTTGTGGTGTTGCCCCTTTGTATTCCACAGAAGCATTTTCTCTTACAATCTGATAAATCTGATACCAGGATTGGTTTGCCTGCTTTGTGAACTGTTGGAGCATAGAAACATATGGGGATGCGATGGCATTTCCGGTTGTCGGATGCTTTGCTAAAAATCCGTACTCTGAAATGCTCTGTTCACACTGAATCTGTCTTGCCACACTCATGGCATACTGATTGATGAGCTGCACATTCACATAGTCGGTACATCCTACTTTCTTAAGCCACTCCCATGTTTCTGCAAATATTTCTTCCGCACAGAGTTCTGTGCCTGTTTTCTGTTTTGCCTTCATATATTCCTTCACGGGCGGCATATCAACACCTTCCAGATTCGGAGCTTCAGGCAAATCAATGATGGTTGCCGATTTACCCGCAGAGATTTTCTCCGTCAGAGCTTTTCGTTTCGGGCCACTTCCCGGTCTGGCACCACCTCTTGCTGTTCCGTCTTTCGCCAATATTTCTCACCTCGTTTCCCGGGACCTTTAATACCCCGTTTGAATAGCAATTTTTGTGCGTGACACCCCCGCACCGTTCCCCGCCGATTCATCTGTAGAGATTCAGACCGCCCCTGGGGTCTAGTTCCTATGCCATCTGTCACCATTTTCTGCATGGATCTTAGCATGGCACGATTTACAAAGAGCAATCAGATTACTTCTGTCATGAGTTCCTCCCTTGGACAGTGGTATCTTGTGATGAACTTCTTCTGTCTCTACAAGAACTCCCTTCGCAAAACACAGTTCACAGAACGGATGCTCACTTACATACTTGTCTCTGATTCTTTTCCAGGCTCTGCCGTATCTTCTCTTGGTAGCAGGGTCTCTGTCATACTTTTCGTATCGTTTGTTTTCTTCCTTTTCATGCTCCTCACAGAATCTTCCCTCTGTCAGATTAGGACAGCCGGGGTAGGAGCAAGGACGCTTCGGACGTCTTGGCACTTCATTCTCACCTCCTGTTTTGGGCATAAGAAAAGCCCCCAAAGGATTGCTCCCTTGAAGGCCTGGTATCATTCTGCTTTTCGCTGATTATACTATATCACATTATACACATGGACATTTTAGGACAAATGTGGACATTTCGGGCGTTTTTATATTTTTAATAAATTTTCCGGTAATGTCACATGACCAAGTGCCTGTCCGTGCCATCTTCTAACAGTACGGGAATCAGCACCAAGTACATCTCCGATCTGTTCCCATGTATAGTTATGGATGTATCTGTAACGAAGAACCATTCGTTCATCGGTGTTACTGACCATATCAATTACACTGCGTATCTCTTCCTTCAGATTCACAAGGAGGTCAATCTCTTCATTTATCTTTTCTTCTAATGAATAGATACGCTCAAGACATTTTACAAAAGGTGCATCCGTATTGCGGTTTGTCTGAACCTTCTCTCCTAAACTGGGAGAAGATATGCTTGTAGACATTTCGCGCAATCTGCCAAGTTCTGCAATGTCAGAGTTTATTCTATGGTCAAGGCGATAGGCTTGTTTTAAATATTCTTTTGGTGTCATCTGCTATCCTCCTCATATAATTTTCTTAAAAGGACTCCTCCGTCCACATCAGTCAGTTCTCTGAACCAATCTGAACGGAAGAATCTCTCGCAACTTTCCAGTTCAATTCTGGCACTCTCATTATGAGATTTTCTCTTTAGTTTCCTTCTTGCTGCTCGCCAATCCTTCACAGCCTGGAGGACTATGGCGTTAGCAAGTCTACTGTAGGCTTCATCCATCACTCCACCTCCAGTTTTGCCTTTACCGCATTGATAAGGGCATTCTGTATTTTTTCTTTTCTCTGAAGTGCAGCCATTACATCTTCATCAATGGTGCCTTTGGCAATAATATGATGAATGACTACTGTATCTGTCTGGCCTTGTCTGTGAAGTCTGGCATTGCACTGCTGATAAAGTTCAAGTGACCATGTAAGACCAAACCACACAAGGGTCGAACCACCTGTTTGAAGGTTTAGTCCATGCCCGGCTGAAGCGGGATGAATAACTGCAAGTGGTATCTTTCCTTTATTCCAATCTTCGATATCCTTGGAAGTCTTAATCTCACGAACCGGGAATCTTTCCTTAATTCTTGCAAGATCATGCTGAAACCAGTATGCAACAAGAAGTGGTTTTCCATTGGCACTCTCTATGAGGTCTTCCAAGGCATCCAATTTTCTGTCATGGATTTTTATTGCCTTCTTATCTTCATCGTAGATACAACCGTTTGCCATCTGCAGAAGTTTTCCAGAAAGAACCGCAGCATTGGCGGCATCGATTTCTTCGTCTTTAATCTTTGCGACCATATCTTCCTTAAAGGTTTCATAGATTGCTTTTTCTTTCGTATTCATAAAAACAGGAACTTCATTGATGATGCATTCTGGCAGTTTCAAGTAATCTGCAGATTTCATACTGATGGTAATATCAGAAATTCTGTCATATATCATCTGCTCCGCACCATCTGCAGGCTTATATGTGAAAATTCTATCTGCACTTCTCTTATCCGGAAGAAAGTAAGCACTACGATAATGGGTGATATATCTTCCGAGTCTTTTTCCCATATCCAGGATTCTGAATTGTGCCCACAGATCCATAAGTCCGTTACTTGATGGAGTTCCGGTAAGACCTACGATTCTTTTGATGAATGGTCTGACTTTCAGTAGGCTTTTAAATCTCTTTGACTGGTGGCTCTTAAAAGAGGAAAGCTCATCGATGACCACCATGTCGAAATTGAAAGGAACCTTGCTTTTATTTACAAGCCAATCTACATTCTCTCGATTGATGATGTAAATGTCTGCTTCTTTTCTTAATGCAGCAAGTCTTTCAGACTCACTACCGACAGCCACCGAATAACGAAGATGCTTTAAGTGGTCCCACTTCTTAATTTCAGCAGGCCATGTATCTCTTGCTACACGAAACGGTGCAATGACCAGAACCTTCGAAACTTCAAAGCTGTCAAATATCAAATCATTCACAGCAGTCAGCGTGATTGAGGTCTTACCTAGACCCATATCCAAAAGGACTGCAGCTACTTCATTATTTTTTATAAAGTCGATTGCATATTGCTGGTAATCGTGAGGAATGAATTTCACTTGCCATCACCTCCGATTCTTTTTAATATGCTCTCTATCTGTTCTACCCCGTCTATGCAGTAAACCGAAAAGCCTAACTTTTCCAGTTGTCTTTTTCGTCTTACTTGGAGAGGTCGCATTTTTTCTCCAGGTGCCTTTAATTCAACAAAGGCGATTCTTCCCATTGGGAAAAGTACGATTCTATCTGGCATACCATCTAATCCCGGACTTACAAACTTTGGTGCGAAACCTCCCATTTTCTTTACTGCATCCACGAGCTTTTTTTCTATAAATCGTTCTCTCATGTCTACTCCTAGCTGACACAAGAACACAAAATCACAACTATCACCTATATATTCCTTACGCGTGTGCACAGGCTATTTACCTATATCTCTTAATAAAAACGATTTCGAATATAAGGGAAATAGTTGTGTTGTGTCACATTCTTGTGTTCTTAACCTCCGAATTTGTAAAGTCGCTGCCTACCGTAAATCGGCTGACGCTTAATGGTTGTAGTTCGTTCCCATCCAGGAATCTGACTCATCAGAGCCGCAATGCTATAACTGTCCGTAGGCTTAAGTTCCTGCAAGGACTTGCCGAAACATTCACACCAAATCTCTGCATTACTTACTTCCGTACGAAGTTCACTGCCTTTATGCACGGGAGTTCCGAACTCTGTCCCTTGCAGATAATTTCTTCTCTGGAACAGATCCATAGAATCCCAATCATCTGGCAGCATTCTATTAAGGTACTCTTCCACCATACCTACACGCTCGTCCACTTCCATTGCAGACTGCTGTATCTTTTCAGCCTCTTCTAGCATTTCATCTCTTAAGAAAAGTTCCTCTCCAGCCTTCCATATCTCCTTTGCCTCTGCCCAGAACTGTGCTCTGAACTCCGGAGTAAAGTTCCATTTCTGTTTCTGCTTCTTCTGATGAAGTTTTATGATCCAGAATCTACGGTTACCTGTGATATCACGAAGGTATCCTCTCTCACCATTTACAGTTGCAATGATGATGCACTGACGAGGATGTGATTCCACCACTCTTCCGTAAGATGGTCTGTACTTGTCATCGCAGACGGAAAGAAATGCCTTCACTTTCTCTACATCTGCTTTCTTCATTCCTGCTAGCTCTCCGATTTCCACTGCCCAGAATCCCTGCAGTTTTTCAGCACCCGCCTTATCTTCCATATCCGTAAGAGATAAAGTTTCGGAATAAAATTCTGAAGTCACAAGATCTTTAATGATAGTGGACTTACCGATACCCTGACCACCATCAAGAACGGTAACGCAGTCATACTTGATTCCAGGAACATAGATTCTTGCAACTGCAGCTGCAAAAGTCTTTCTTGTAACGGTACGGACATACTCAGTGTCATCTGCCTTCAGATATTTAATAAAGATGTCTTCCACTCTCTTCACACCGTCCCACTCAGGCAGACTATCAAGATAATCACGGATAGGATGAAAATGACGGTCATCTGCTACCTTCGTAAAAGCAACATCGTGATTACGGCTAGAGAATGGTAAGTATCTGATATCAATGACAGACTTAAGCTGTGCGGTATCCGCTTCTCTCCAGAACTTATTACCTTTCGGTCTTTCCCAAGGAAGTGGTCCTGTTATTTCGATACGATTTGCCAGTTCATTAAAAGCAAAATGCTTGAAGTCAGGGTCGTTGTTTAGAATAAGGTTCAGATTGTAGACACTGTTTTCAAGCTGCCCGGTTCTTGGCTGATACTTCAGTTTCGTAAGCCAATCATCGCCGGAGTCATTAAAGTCCTCTTCAGCCTGTTTCAGTTTTTCTTCCATTACCAGGCGTTTCACTTCATCATCTTCCATTGCAAGCTCGCACATAGCGTTAAAAGATTTCTTCTCTGTGTCATCTCCGAACTTATGAATACGAACAAGGTCGAAAGCATTACAAAGTTTCAGATATGCAGGGTCTTTTGCATGATGGGAGTATGCGAACTTTCCATCTTCGATGATTTCAACACCTGCCATACTGGATGACTGTTTATAGTGCCAACGGTTCTCGTTATCTGTAGGTTCATATACATCAGAGAGGAACTTCTCCATTGCACGGGTAATAGGATAGAAAGTACGGTTGAAGATACCGATAGTTCCTTCCTTATCAAGCGGATCTTGTACCGTTGCAGTTCCCGCAGTATTTGCTCTGCTTTCTCTTGATGAGGTTGGAAGTCTTGTAGGGTCTGTCCATTCTGGGTGCGCTGATAAGATCACATCCGGGTCAAGCCATTCCTTCTCTACTTCCTTATATACGAACACACCATTGGATGGAGTAGATGGCCAGTACATGAGCTGGTTTGGCTGATAGGAACATTCATCGAAATAGTCGATTCCAAGCATTTCTGCCAGGTATCTTGATACGGCTACAAACTCCTCTGCTGTTACATCACGAGTCAGCGGATATACAAGACGGACTCTTGGATTTTCTTCCGTGCTGCTGTGTGTTGTATAAAGAAGTGATGTGTATGGAGCATTTTCTTCGTAATTTTCTAAAAAGGCTTTATCGATACGGTCACCATCAAGGGCAAGCATGGAACGAAGCTCCACAGTATCGATTTTTCTTCTGCCACCTTTTAACGCACCTGCAACAAAACCACCGTGGTCTTTCACTTCATCTCTCTTTGTCTTACTGAACTTTGCATACTCCTCTGCAGATTCCGGTGTACGGATAGTGACCTTCAGACGCTCTTTCAGTTCTGCATAAGTAATGGTCTTGTTTGTCCATGTCTTTGCCTGGCGGTTACTTCCATAAGCAATAGCAAGTTTTCTCATTATCGTTCCACCTCCACAAAATCATTGTTGAAATAACAAACTGTCTGATGGCGTCTTGTTGCTTTCTCAATCTCTGCACTCATACCGGATGTGATGCGTTCAGACAGAACCCACACTTCCTGGCATTTACCCATAAGGACAATATCCATATGAAGTGCAAGTGCTCTTTCGTTAGGACTCTCATCATTCATAAAAGGGAACAGCAAATGTGGAGTTACCGGAATGCACCCATTCTTATAAGCAAAGTGAGCGAATTCTGTTGCATTCTTCTTGTTTCCTTCAATGTCTCCGTTAAACGGAGCACATACATAGACCAATGGTCTGAAGGCAGATTTTGTTTCTGCCTTCTTTTCACGGTCAACATTCATAATTGCTTTGTAAGCAACTACATCCATGTATCCTTCTGAATTTCTAATCTTCATCGTTATTCCTCCATTTCAATCTGTGGAACAATCCCATCAGCCTTTAATAAGGAATAAATAAAGAGTCTTCCTTTCTGCGTCCATTTCGTATGAACCTTTGTGTGTTCTTTTCCACAGCTGTCTTCATAAATATGTGTATTTGTTTTTGTGTAACCACAGCCTGCGTATTTCTGATATAAAAGCCAGATGTCAGACTGCTTGTACTGGATTCCCTTCTGATGTAAGTATTCATTCATCTTTTGAGCACTCCAGCCGTAATCCTTTGCAATCACTGAAATATTCACAGCATCCTTACATCTAAGAACCACATCGTAGTAAGTTGCCTTTGGCTGCATTTCAGCTATCTGCTGTTTCTGTACTGCTGCCACTTCCTCAAGTGCCAGTCTCTTTTCACGTTCTTCCTTAAGTGCAGTAAATGCTGCAATGGCAAGATCAGGATTTGCAATAAGTTCATCTGTCGCATACATCCCGTGTCTTCTGATAGAAGGAAGA